GAAGAATTATTCGAGGATTTAATTCAATGAATGAACCAAAGTTAAAATCTTACATAGTCACAGAAATTGAATTTGACTATGATGACGGCAACAATATGGAATCATACTCAATTAGTTATGATGAACAAGTTGCAAATCGAGATAATGCACTTGGAATTTGGTTTGCCTATGATGATGAACACCTAATTGATAAGATTAGTGATACATTTGAATATTGTATCAAGTCAATCAGTTTTGAACCGAACCGCCCTCATGCCCTAACTTCCTTTATGTGATGACAGTTTTAATGAGTATTTAATTATACTTAGTGGTGTACGTCAATGATTCGCTCTTATCGTTATAATTCCACTAACTAACAACTACTCGTCTTTATTTGTCTCTCATTATATGAGTCCTTCCGAGGCGAACGCGCCGATTTTTTACACATAATGAATCGTTATGCTACACTTAACTTGACAATGTTTCCCCACTAAATAACAACGAAGATAAGAAATAATCTGTCGTTGTTGACAATTAGGGATAATATATGTTAGAATTAAATGTAAACATTCTCTCTCAATTCTTATGGACTCTCAAACAAAATCAGGAACTAAAGTTTGTCGTTATAGAGTAACAATAGACTTTACTGTTAATAATAGTGGTAATGCTCCAAGTAACTGGAACTGGAATAAACTTATCGAACTAAATGATAAGAACGGAGAGAGAGTCCGAGAGTTATATGTAGAAAATCTGGGAGAAATTGCCAGTGTTAATGTGCTACCAGAGGAGGCATATTAATCGTGGTCAGTAAAGCAAACTCTAAGAAAGTTAAACAACGTAGTGCTAAACAATTCGTCAAGTGGTTAAGTGATACAGAGGATAGTCGTGATTCTGTATCAGATTTCGCCCTAGATGATTTTCAAATAGATTTTGACATGGAAAGTTATGACCCTTGAAAACAACTTAAATTCGTTATACTACTCAGATTTTAGTCAATCTGAATTGAGTCTAATTAAATTGTTAGTACTCTCAGAGTTACAAAGTTATCGTGGTATCAATGGGTGCTCACAGAGTGGTAACATTCATTCGTTATTGCTACAAATAAGAACCAAACTTGTCGTGCTTCAGAGCAAATCAATGGGGGAAATTAACATAGATTCGTTATAGATTCAGTATAGAATGTGTTTAGATTAACTATTAAATAAATGGTTAAAAAAACATACTTCTGTTCTCTATCTCGATTCAATAAATGTTAATTAAAAGGACACTAAGTAACATTTAAAGAGTACAATTAAGTGCCTTATATGAAGCAAATTAATGGTAGTTTTTATTGTTATCTTGGGGCGTAAGGTATCGAATGTCAACCCAAAATCCCCAAATCCTCATAAATTGTAACAATTCCATTATCCACAATGCCAGGAACTTATCCACAGCGCTGTGGAAAACTCATATACTTTTCCACATATTATAATATACTTGTGGAAAACCCTTTTGGCAATCGAGTATGTGCCACTTGCTCAACTGTCACATGAAGGAAACATTAAGAACTAATTTGGCAACCCGCTGTGTGCCACTTCCTTAACTGGCACATGTAGGAAACATTAAGAAAACTTGCCAAACACTGGCAACCGCTCTTGTGCCACTTCGTAAACCGCACATGAAGGAAACATTAAGAAATTTCATATTTAAAATTGCGCTGCTTGTGTGGCGAAGATTTTAAAGAGCGTACTTCCGCTGCTGTGTATAACCCTATTATAAGCGAGCCACCAGAGAAAGGCAACCAGTCTTGTGCCAGTTCGTAAACTGTCCACTATAGCGCTGCGATACCTTGCCTTATACAAATAAAAATGCCATAATAGGACATACAAAAACAAAACACATTATGCCCCTTTTATCTGAACTTGTAAACGACATTAACGCTGAGCAAGATGCTCTTATGCTTAAGGAGCGTATATGGGAATATGCTTTAGCATACTGTTGCGCTCTTGCTGAGAATTACAAGCAGTATAGAATCAATATGCACCAGCAGAGCATAATCAATCCGCCATCAGGCAGAGAAGATTGCCGAACCTATGCGGCAGAGCAACTAGCAGGCATTGCTAATGGTACTGAGCGCTTAATGAAATTCAGATTAAGCGAAGGCAAAAAGTATTGGAAAGTAATACAACAGAATCCAAACAGCGAGGGCGGATATTCTGATGCCTCGGTTGTTGCCTTTATTTCATTTAAGGGCGAAGTATTTAAACCTGCTTCATGGCGAGCACCAGCAAAGGGCGTACGCTTTGACTTCAGAATTATAAAAGAGAGAGAAGCAGCGCTTGATCCAAAGAAGGCGACATGGACAGGCGGCAGTTTATATTATAGGTAAATTTAGTTAAATTTCCTTATAGTGTGCCGATTTAATTATTGGCACATGAAGGAAACATTAAGAAAAAAGGCCTTTGTGCCAATTTAATTAGTGTCCATTTTGCCTTAATCTTTTGTTGTAATCGGTTGCTTTTTCGTAAATTTGTGTATATACTAGGTATATAAATCAAACACAGGTTTTTTAATTATGAACAGAGTAGAAGCAATCTCAAACAGAATCCTTAAGTCAGATAACTTTGAAAACGTGGCACACGTTTGTTGCGACTGGGAAGAATTTGTTTTTGAAGTAGCAGAATGGGGCGTAGACCACATTGCTACAGTAGATTTCGATACACTAACCGCTTCAGAGGTTGCAGAGTTAGACACATTTATAGCATCATTCGGTTGCTCACCTGATGCGCCACACCCTTGCAGCAAGTACGCTAACCCTATCTTTGCATAGGGTTCTGCTCGTATTATAGTCCATTTAATCCCTTTTTTTATTATGATCACAGAATATTACATCGAAGTGCCAGGCACTAACATCAAAGAAAGCGTAAGCGGTTTTGCTTATGATACTCTTTACACTATGGCACAGGAATATGGCATAGCGGAATTATGCTGGTACGCTCTCAACGGCACTAGGGTTGTTGAAGGAGTTTACACAGATAAAGATTAATCTTTTCTTAACATTCTGCTCGTTGATTTCTCGGGCAGATCGTTTATTATACTATTATACAAACAACACACGGAGCACACATGCGTAAAATTGAAACTAAAATGAACACCGCTATCAGACAGCGTAAAGACTTCTGCTCTGGTAACACTTCAGTAGAAAACTTCTTTTGCAGTGCCACTAACAGGGCAGGCAGCATAGTCAAACTACATGGCAACAAAATTGCTGAAGTGTATGCTAATTCTATCGTGCTCCTAGACGGCGGTTGGCAGACAGTTACAACCAAAAGCAGATTAAATGCTTTGCTAGATGAGTTCAGCACAGGCACTGGCGTAATCCAGCGCAATTTTGAATGGTTCGTAACTTACAAAAACCTTAAAGAGGATTTTGTTAGCGGTATGGAGTTAGCGCTCTAATGCCTAGAAACATCATCAGCACCCACACTTTCACGGGCATTGGCGGCAGGCAGATCACTTACACCAAACTAAAACCAACAAAACCACAGCGCCGCCATCTCATGCTATCCCAAACTAAGGGCATCCGAACCAATACCAACAGAGGCAGCATAAACACTAAGCATGCCACCCTTATATAAGATAGAGCACTTGCTATCCCTGTTCCGTTTGGAGCAGGGTTTTTTAATGTTTTATTTTTTTATCGCGATAGCGATGCGGTTTATAAAAACGCTTAAGTCCCTAACCTACAACGAACCAAAAACGAGAGCTCTATATTATTCGATATTAAAAAATTTTTGGGTATAAAAAATTTGCCAGTAGGTTGACTCTGGGCCAGGTTTGTGTTATACTATAGAAGTAAACATATAAAACAGACAATGATTGAAGGAGTTGTATTAACACTTGTATTGATGACCTTTTGTATAGGTTCAGCAATCGGTATCGTAAACTATGGAACTAAAGGTAGGTTCTTTTAATGGCGGTTTATAACGACTATGAGATTCGTATAAACATTAATCAGCTGATAGAGAAGAGGATCCCTTGTTGTGATCTTCTTCATCCTGATCATTGTTTGACAGAGAAGCAAGTGGCAGAGATTGCACATGACATTCGTATGGATATAGACTTACATCCCATCTACAAGCAAGTAGATAGACATATCATGGCATACGTTGAGGCTGCAAAGATAGATAATAAAGATCATTGGGTGGAAGAGAAGCTTCTAGACTTACCTGATGAAGAAGGCATATCATTTGATTAAGAAACTGTAAAGAACTCGTTATGGCGATATATAAGAATAGCAAGATAGAGATTAACTTGGATGAGTTAGTGTCTATTAGAAGTAAAGTGATAGATGAGGAGTTAGATACTGATGAGATATCCCTCTTAGCGAGTGAGTTAAAGGATACTCTGACTTGGGATACTCTTTATCATATGGTTGATACGCACATACTGACATACAAGGGCAATCCACCTGTGAAGTATGGCAGCATTGCGAATGATGCCGAGTTAGTTGAGATGGAAAAGAATCGGAAGAAGTTTAAGCTTATTGAGTTAAAAGGAGGTTCATGGAGAATTCAAGTACCACTACGAATCAAGGATTAAAGTCCTATCACATATACTTTAAAGGAGAGTGTCTGTTCAAGAATTTAGATCAGGAGGAGTTTGATTTGATCTGGGGTCGTATCTACAGGTCATATCACACAGACAGCTTGTCGTTCTCTGTTTGTATAGGCGATGAATGTATCAGGGAGGATCAAAGTTATTAATGGTCATATCTCCACATTATAAGAATCATGACTTGGATGTCCTTGCAGATTACGTTCATGATTGGATTGATTACTTACATAAACCTGATGACAGTGCGGCAGACTATACAGGGCCACGTTGTCCCTTTGCAAAGAAGGTAAGAGATGAGAATAAGATAGAGTTGGTTAAGGTCTATGACTTTTTCGGCGCGTACGACTATTGGGAGGTGGTTACAAGAGAGTGTGATAAGTTCGATGGCAGTAAGGATGTAGTCATAGTTGCAGCAAAGACCAATGTGAGTATCATCAACACAGATCAAATGTCTGGCGCCGTTGACGGTATCAACACGTTTTTAAATTGTCAGGGAAGAGATTTATGGTTGTTACTTAAACAGGATGAACTGTTTACCATAGTCATGATACAAAAAATCAGCGCGTTGGACGATACAAGTAAACAGTTGGCCGACAAGGGATATTACACAACTAGATACTCTGAAGCACAAATGGAGAAGGTCGTTAATGGCCGTCGTAAGTATCGTGAGAGATTAAATGAAACAACCTAAAGCCGTAGACCTACCTAATTACGGTGTACTTGAATGTGAACTAGAAGAAGAAGATATTAATAACCTGTGGAAACTGGTACATAAGTATTCCCCTAATGCCAAGTGGGAAGGTAATCGTTTACTGGAGATTAGTCAAGACAATAAACAATTTCCATTAAATGATGATGACCAACTCTTTCAAAACAATGTTTTGATGCCAGCAACTCAAGCTTACTTTGATACTTATGGAGTTCCTTTCAAACATAAAACCACACATTATCACTTACCTACATTTTCTCGTTTCTGGTGTCGTGTATCTAAAGATGGAGATTATCAAAGCATACATGATCATCAAGGAATATTCACCTTTGTAGTTTGGTTAAAGATACCATTTGAAGGAGAAGAGGAAAGAATGGTTCAAGCTGGATTCCGACCAGAGGCAAGTGACTTTGTACTTTGTTATCCTGACACATGTGGCCAATATCAAAAAAGAAATTGGGTATTAGGAAAAGGTGCAGAAGGTAAAATGTTATTCTTTCCAAGTGACCTAAATCATATTGTATACCCTCACTACACTACTACCGAGTACCGTGTTGCACTTGCTGGAGATATTACTATTAATA